TGCCCTGCAGGGCACCGAGAAGCAGATCGCCTGGGCGGAGAGGATCCGGGCCGAGATTCTCGGCATCGTCGAGTCGCTGGCCAAGGCCACCGCGATGTTGCGTGAAGGGGATGTTGATGCTGCCCGTGCGGCTTATCGCCAGGTTCCGGCCCTCTGGCATCCCCAGCACCTGGACTTCTCTGACTTCAACGTCGACAAGGACGGCCAGGCCGAGATCGTGCTGGCGCTGGCCAAGCTGATCCGTCAGGTGCGTGATGCCGGGTGGTGGATCGACAACCGCGGCCTGAGCTTCACCCAGGCGCTGCGTGAGTTCCGCCAGCCGACTCTCGATGCCCTGCAGGGCGAGTCGGTCGACGAGGTTGTCGATGACGTGACGATCAAGCCAGCCGATCCGGTGACCCAGGCGGTGGTCGAGATTCATGTCGGGCAGGGGTATATCACTGCCAAGCTCCCGGAGCGCCGTGATGACTTCCGTGATGTGGTCTACCCGCTGGGCTATCGCTGGGACAGCGCCAGCCGAACCTGGGGCTTGTCGGTTGGCGCTCATCTCGGTACGCCGGAGGACCGAGCCGCCGAACTGATGCACAAGCTTCTCGCTGCGGGGTTCATCGTCAGCTGCCAGCGGTCGGCGGTGCGTGAGAAGGCGATCAGCGCCAGCTTCGAGCCGGTCTATCCACGCTGGCTGGTAGCGATGACCCGCGGGCGGTTCGCCGGCTGGGTGCGCCTGCTGGCAACCGATGGCCTGAACCTGAATGCCGACCTGGCAAAGCTGGATGCGCGCGAGGACTACTACCGTCAGGGCAGCTGGTACGTGCGTCCGGGGCATTACGAGGCGCTGCGCGACCTCGCCGAGATCCACGGGTTTCGGGTCAGCCGGGGGGCCGATGATCTGCTGACCCAGGCGCAGCGCCAGGACGAGGCCCGCCTGCTGGCCGATGACCTGCCGGAGGCACCGAGCGCCACTGCGCAAAGTCAGGAGCCGGAACGCCATATCCCTGACGGCATCGATCCGGAGTTGAGCGATGACTGAGGTGGCCACCATCCCCCAGCACCCGGCGGCGATGCCGCCGGTCTCGCTGACCAGCACGCCGATGCGCCACCAGCAGGCGGCGTTCGAGAAGATGCTGCCCAGCCGGGTCGGAGCCCTGTTCATGGACATGGGGACCGGCAAGAGCCTGGTGGTGATCATGCTGGCGCTGGCGCGCCGCGAGAAGATCAGCCGGGTGGTGTGGTGCTGCCCGGTCTCGCTCAAGCGCAACACGGCGCGGCAGATCCTGACCCACACCGATGCCACCGAGGATGACGTGTTCCTGTTCGACGATCGGGTGACCGATGCCGCATTGCCCGCCGTCGGGTGGGTGATTGTCGGGCTGGAGAGCATCGGCGGAAGCGACCGGGTAACCATGGCGCTGAACGCCCTGGTCGATGAACGGACGATGGTGGTCTGTGACGAGTCGAGCTACATCAAGGGCCATCGCGCCAAGCGCACCCGCCGGCTGACGCTGATCGCCAACCGCGCCCGGTATCGGCTGGTGCTCAACGGCACGCCGATCAGTCAGGGCGTCGAGGATCTCTACGCTCAGATGCGGTTCCTGAGCGAGCGCATCCTCGGCTACCGCTCGTGGTATTCGTTCCAGCGTGCGCATCTGGAGTGGAGCGAGAAATTCAAGGGGCGCATCGACAGCCGCCGCGGCGAGGACTACCTGACCGCGCGCATGGCGCCCTACGTCTACCAGGTGACCAAGGACGAGTGCCTCGACCTGCCCGAGAAACTGCCGGCATCGGCGCGCTATGTGAGTCTGACGCCCGAGCAGCAGGACCTCTACGAGGCAGCGAAGATCCGCTTCGAGAACGAGGTGATGAACCTCGAGGAAGAGGACATGATGGGCGTCATCGTCTATCGGCTGTTCGGCGCGCTGCAGGCAATCGCCAGCGGTGTGGTGCCGGCCGGCTTCGAGGGCCACGGCCAGCCGATCGCCAACCGCAAAATCGACGAGCTGATCGCCGCGCTGCGCCAGATCGAGGATCGGCACGTCGTCGTCTGGTGCCGCTACCAGGCCAACGTCGAACAGATCGAGGCGGCCCTGGCCGAGGAGCGCCCTGAAATGCCGGTGATGACCTACTACGGCGATCTCAACGAGCGCCAACGCGATGCCAACCTGCAGGCGTGGGTCGAGCGCGGCGGGGTGTTCCTGGCCACGGCCAGCTGCGGCGGTTACGGGCTCAACGAGTTGGTCGAGGCCCGCTACGCGTTGTTTTTCAGCAATGCGTTCAAGTACAGCGAGCGCCTGCAGGCCGAGGATCGTCTGCACCGCCCGGGCCAGACCCGCAACGTCGGCTACGTCGACCTCTGGGCCCGCTGCGGCATCGAGGAGCGCATCGAGTCCGCGTTGTACCGCAAGGGCGACGCGCTGGAGACGTTTCGCCGAGAGCTCGACACTGCCCGCCACCGCGGTAAGGGCGCCGTTGAAACCCTGTTCAGGAGCCTGTGATGGCCACGCACACGCTACCCATCGATGTTTACCAGGCCGCCATGCAGCGTCTGGACTACGTGTTCACCCACTTCGACAACGTCTATGTGTCGTTCTCCGGCGGCAAGGATTCCGGTGTGCTGCTGGAGCTGGCGCTGGCCTACCTGCGTGAGCATGCGCCGCATCGCCGGCTCGGTGTCTTCCACATCGACTACGAGGCCCAGTACACGGCCACCACCGAGTACGTCGACCGTACCTACCACCGCCTGGCCGGCGAGATCGACAACCTGCGCTGCTGCGTGCCGCTGAAATGCCCGACCTGCACCAGCATGCATCAGATGCATTGGCGCCCCTGGGATCCAGAGCAGCGCGAGGTGTGGGTGCGCGACCTGCCTGATGAGTACCTGGGCCCCGAGGCGTTCGATTTCCTGACGCCCGAGATGAGCGACTATGACTTCCAGGAGCGCTTCTCGACCTGGTACCACCAGCGCCAGCAGGCGACCCGGACCTGCGTGCTGGTCGGCATCCGCGCCGAGGAGAGCCTTGATCGCTGGCGCACGATCGTCAGCGACCGCAACATCAACAAGTTCGAGGGACGCGTGTGGACCACGCGGGTCGGCGAGGGCGTCTACAACGCCTACCCGATCTATGACTGGTCGACCGAGGATGTCTGGACGGCCAACGCCCGGTTCGGCTGGGACTACAACGTGCTCTACGACCTGATGCACTACGCCGGGGTGCCGCTGCATGCCCAGCGCGTCGCCTCGCCGTTCCACAACGCCGCCAAGGCGAGCCTGAGCCTGTACCGGGTCATCGACCCGCAGGTGTGGGGCAAGATGGTGTCGCGGGTTAACGGCGTGAATTTCACCGCCATCTACGGAAGCACCACGGCGATGGGCTGGAAGAACATCACCAAGCCGCAGCACTTCACCTGGAAGCAGTACGCGCTGTTCCTGCTCGACACCCTGCCGCCGGAGACCGCCGAGGCGTTCCGCCAGAAGCTGGCGACCAGCATCAAGTTCTGGCGCGAGCGGGGCGGGGTGCTGGGCGAGGCCGCCATTGCCGACCTGCGTGATGCCGGCATCGAGCACGAGGTGGGGTCGTCCACCAACTACAAGACCGATAAGCTGCCGGTGCGCATGGAGTATGCCGACGAGGTCGACAGCAAGGATTTCCGGCTGATCCCGACCTGGAAGCGGCTGTGCGTGACCATCCTGAAAAACGACCACGTCGGCAAGTACATGGGCTTCAGCCAGACCAAGGCCGAGATGGCCAAGCGCAAGGCAGCCCTCGAGAAATACAAGGATCTGTGACCATGGCGATCAAGGAATACGTCCACGGCGGCGGCAAGGACTACCAGCTGTGGGGCAATGTGGGGCGGTTCGTGATGGACCGCAAGATCCAGCAGCTGATGGGCAACTGCATCTCGTCTGACCCGGGCGACATCTGGTGGGTGTCGCTGACCCACAAGAGCGAAACGAAGGGGTTCGCCGCCGCGCGGCCGATGAAGAACGGCACGCTGTACCTGCGCTACTTCTACAGCGCCGAGCAGAACGCCCTGGGGCTGAGCGAGGAGGTGCTGGTCCGCAAAGCCATCAACCACGCCCGGGAGAAGGGCATGCCGCTCGTCTACACCTACTGGCACCGTGATTCCGAACTGCTCGCCAAGCTGGGCTTCACCGCCAAGCCCGGGCCGAAGAACAAGGGCCACTTCATCCGCTGGGAGCTCAACCTCGAGGAGGGCAAGTCATGACCAGCCCCGTCTACAACGTCATCGCCGTGCCGGTCGACAAGGTCCAGGCCAACGCGTACAACCCCAACGCCGTGGCACCGCCGGAGATGAAGCTGCTGGAACTGTCGATATGGGAAGACGGATTCACCATGCCAGTGGTCTGCTACTACCTCGAGGACGAGGACCGCTACGAGATCGTCGACGGCTACCACCGCTACACGGTGCTCAAGACCAGCCAGCGGATCCACGAGCGCGAGGGCGGCATGCTGCCGGTGACGGTGATCGACAAGCCGATCAGCGACCGCATGGCCTCGACCATCCGCCACAACCGTGCCAGGGGTACGCACGACGTCAGCCTGATGCGCGACATCGTCGGCGAGCTGGTGGAGTCGGGCATGTCCGATGCCTGGATCATGAAGCACATCGGCATGGACGCCGACGAGCTGCTGCGACTCAAGCAGATCAGTGGCATCGCGGCGCTGTTCAAGGACCGCGAGTTCAGCCAGGCCTGGGCGAAGAACGAAGCGGATGCCAAGTGGTACAACGAGGAGGTGTCCGATGCCTGATATTCCTCGTCCACGCGAGCACCTTGCCGCTGCCGGGAGGCTCTACAAAGGCGCCTGGAAGCGCATCGACCACTTCCGTGCTGGTCGCGCCCGGGAGTACCCGGACTGGCCCGACTGGTGCTTCATTCCCATCGCTGCCACCTATGGCATCGTCGCCGATGATGCCGGGGTGGATGGCAGCATGCTGGCGCTGACCCACCCCGAGCGGCTGGCCGACCCGGCGCGCCTGGCAGCGTTGGCAAGCTGGCGCATCACTCAGGGCATCTACCGGTTCGACCCGGCGCTCTATGCCAGCGTGGTAGACACGCCCGTGGAGCGTGACCTGCCTTGTGATGTGCTCTACCGGATGCCGGAGTGGTGCGTCTACGTTGAGACGCCTGATAGGGAGTGGCTGGGCAGTCGCCTGTATGGGTTCTGGGCACACCTGGAGTACGACATCAATACGGGGCGTCATGAGCTGCGCCTGCTGCTAGACAGCGAAGCGGATCTGACGCCATTGCCAGTGCATCTGGGTGACTGGCCGCTGTTCGAGGCGCTGGAGCGTGCGCAGAAAGAAGCGCTGCGCCAAAGCATCGACAAGGGGCTGACTCGCTGGGCCGAGGGGCTGGCCAAGAACGACGTGGCGACCGGGATTGAAGCCGAGGTCGGGCCGTTGATCTCGCTGCTGCTGTACTTGTGCAGCCAGCCCGACGAGATCGGTGCCGAGGGTCGTCGGCCCGGTAATCCGCGGCCCAAACGGACAAAGCAGGGCTGGCGCCTGTTCCCGGCCGACAAGCCGTCAACTTGGGATGTCGGTGTGCGGATCGGCAATGCGCTGCGGCGTGCCTATCACCAGGCAGAAACGGATCAGCAGCCGGTCGGCGAGGGTGGTCGTTCGCGGCCTCGCGCACACGTCCGGCGGGCGCATTGGCACGGCTACTGGAAGGGGCCACGCGATCCGGAGCGCGCCGAGGAGCGTCGCTTTGACCTGCGTTGGCAGCCACCGATCGCGGTCAATGTCGTGGACACCGACCGGCTGCCGGCCGTGGTGCGGCCCGTGAAAGGAGGTGAGCAGTCATGACTGAGCCAAAGTCCACATACCGGCGCGTCGCCAAGCACCGCGCCAAGCTGTCCGAGACCGGCGGCCGACGGCTGGACCTGCTGTTGTCGCCCGAGGCCAATGCCGCCGCCGAGCATCTGATCGAGAGTGGCGTTGCCAGCAACCTGACCGCGCTGATCAACCAACTTCTGATTGAGAAGAATCAGAACAACTAGATGTTGTGCTGACTCCACAGTTGATCTACCATATATGTAGCTTGGCGATTGTTCCGCCCAGCGCCACTCACACAACGCCCTGCCGGCCTCCCGGCGGGGCGTTTTCGTTGCAGCGGGTGAGTCAGACGGTCAAGACGCCGGGCTCATATCCCGGAGAAAGTGGTTCGACTCCACTACCCGCTACCAGTAAAGCCGCCCGGCAGCGTTCCCCGCGCCCGTAGCCCATGTCCCGCCGGGCGGCCCCTATACCCCAGAGGCCTCGTCATGACTGCCTATGCACCCCGCAACTGGCTCGGCGAGGCCGAGCTGGTGCCGTTCGATCCGCCTGTTGATCCCGCCGCCGATGATGCCGGCAACCTGGCCGCGTTCTTCGACATGCTGGCGCACAGCGAGGGCACGGCCCGGTTCGGCGACCAGGATGGCTACAACGTGCTGGTCGGCGGCAGCCTGTTCCACAGCTATGCCGATCACCCCCGCCGCTCGGTCTGGCTGCCGGCCTATGGCATCCACAGCACGGCGGCGGGCCGCTACCAGTTCCTCGAGTCGACCTGGGACGACCTGGCCAACCGGTTCGACCTGGTCGACTTCACCCCGGCCAGCCAGGATGCCGCTGCCATGCAGCTGGTCCGCCAGTGCAAGGCGCTGCGGCTGATCTACGACGGCCACATCCGCGATGCCATCCATGCCTGCCGCTCGATCTGGGCGAGCCTTCCCGGTGCGGGCTATGGGCAGCGCGAGGTGGCGTTGGCTGAGCTGATCGACGTGTACCGCCAGGCCGGCGGCCACGTCGCAGAACGATAACCCTACCGGTACGCGGGCAGCTTGCGAGGTGCCCAACATGAACCGCAAACACGAGAAACGCGCCATGCAGGAACGTGACCCGGAACTGTGGAAGCGGGCGATCGAGTATCTGCCCAACCTGCTGGCCGCACTCCTGACGTTCGCCATCGCATTGTTCCGCGGCATGCAGGACGGTGGGCCGTGGCGCAAGGCGCTGCTGGGTGCGCTGGTATGCACATTCTTGACCGTCGGCCTGTTCCCGTTGTTCCAGGAGTTGGCCGGCCGCTATGACCTGGCGCCATCGGTGGCGCTGGCGCCGTGTGTGTTCCTGGGATTCCTCGGGACGGAGTGGATGCGCAACAAGGCGGACGACATCTACGACATCGTCATCGGCCGGTGGCGTCGGTGATGGGCCTGCTGCGCCTGGTGCCGGGTTGGCTGTGGCTGACGCTGCTGGTCGCCGCGGCCGGTGCCCTGGGCTGGTGGCGCATCGAGGCGGTCACCGCCCAGCGGGATGCTGCCCGCGCCCGGATCGAGACGTCCGAGGCTCGGGCCGCCGCGCTGCAGAGCGCGCTGGACTACCGCCGTGCCGAGGCCAAGCGCCTGAGTGCTGCCCTGGCTGACCGGGAGGCGGCGCTGGCCGATGCCAACCAGCAGATCGCCGGCGCCCGCCGCGACCTGCGCCAGCTGGAGACGATCGATGCGGAGACTCGTGACTGGGCTGATCAGCCTGTGCCTGACGCTATTGATGGCTGGGTGCGCCGCCTCGGCCAAGCCGGTGCCAACGGCCATGATGCCGACCGTGCCGGCCAGCCTGACCCGAGCTCTGCCGGCGCCACAGCTGCCCGTCACGAGTAACCGCGACTTGCTCGAGCTGCTGGCTCAGTACGAATCGCTGCGCCGCCGGGCCAATGCCGACCGCGCGGCCGTGGTGGAGATCCTGCAGAACGATGTCGGCGGGGATGAGTGACGCCGCGTGCTGGCCGACCAGCGCCCAGGCCCGGCGCGGCGGGTCCTCCCGGGGCACCCCAAGGCAGGCCACGGGGACGCGCAGTCGCGGAATTCGACAAATTTTCGGCGCCCCTGGGTCGTCAGCAGCACCGCCCTCGAGCCCGCATGGTGCCTGACTTCCGGGGTGCCGATGGTGCCGAAATCGAAAGGGGTGTGGTGCCGAACATAGGATGACCAACGTGTGGCAGAGATCAATCGCCTGGAAGAGGCCTACAACTGGAACATCACCAGGCTGGCCGACGCGTTTGGTCTGCACCGCGACACGGTCCGCAAGCGCCTGAAGGAAGCGGGTGTAGTGCCAGCGGGTAGCCGCAACGGCGCCAACGTCTACGCGCTCAAGGATGCCGGCCCGGCGTTGTTCGGCGAAACGATGGCAGCCTCGGGCTACGACCCCGACGATCTTCCGCCGCAGGATCGCAAGGCCTGGTTCCAGTCAGAGAACGAGCGCGTGAAGCTCGAGAAGGACATGCGCCTTCTTGTGCCGGTGGAAGAGGCTCACCGCGAGATGAGTCGTCTGGCCAAGGCGGTGGCGTCCGGGCTCGACTCCCTGGCCGACATGCTCGAGCGCGATGCCGGCCTGGCGCCGGAAGCGATCGAGATGGTCGAGCAGGTGACCGATAACCTGCGCGAGCAGATGTACCAGACGATCATCGATGACGAGGGCGGCGAGGTGGCCGATGGGTAGCTATGCCAGTGCCGCCGCCATTCGCCGGGATGTCGCCGAACTGATCCGCCCGCCGCGCCGCATCCGGGCCAGCCAGGCCGCCGCCGAGGTGATGAAGGTGGTGGGCGGCGACGGCACGGTCCGTGACTGGAGTGCCAGCGCCACGCCCTACATGGTCGAGCCGCTGGACTGCATGGGAAGCCGCCGCTATGACGCGGTGATCTTCGTCGGCCCAGCGCGGACCGGGAAGACCAACGCCCTGGTGGACGGCTATGTCGCCTACAAGATCGATTGCGACCCCGGCGATGGGCTGATCATTCAGATCTCCGAGGACAAGGCTCGCGAGTTCTCGAAGAAGCGCATCGACCGCATGCTGCAGAACTCGCCGCGGCTGATCCCCCGGCTGAGCCCGCGCGGCCACGACAACAACGTCCACGACAAGACATTTCGGGCTGGCAACTACCTGGGTATCAAGTGGCCGTCCAAGAACGTGATGGCCAGCTCCGACTACCAGTTCGTGCTGATCACCGACTTCGATCGCCTGGGCGATGACATCGACGGTGAGGGCGACCCGTTCACCCTGGCCAGCAAGCGCACACAGACGTTCGGCTCCACTGGCATGACGCTCGCCGAGAGCTCGCCGGGGCGCGAGATCACCGACGCCGACTGGGAGCGCCCGGCCGACGCCCCGCACATGGCGCCACCGACCACCGGCATCCTCGACCTGTTCAACCAGGGCGACCGTCGCCGCTGGTACTGGCAATGCCCGGAGCGGGTCTGTCGCCGCTGGTTCCAGCCGGTGTTCGAGAACTTCCAGCTGGCCTCGCGGCGGGTCTTCTGCCCGCATTGCAGTGCCGAGATCGACCCCAAGGCAAAGCGGGCGCTCAACCTGGCCGGCCAATGGGTGCCGGAGGGCTGCGAGTTGAGCGCCTCCGGCGAACTCACCGGCCAGCGCCGCGAGACGCGCATTGCCTCGTTCTGGATGGAAGGGCCCGCCGCGGCGTTCCAGTCGTGGGCCAGCCTCGCCGACAAGCTCAAGCGTGCCGAGGAGACCTACGCCCAGACCGGCAGCCAGGAAACGCTCAAGACGGTTATCAACACCGACTGGGGCCGGCCGTATCAGTTCCGCCGCCGCGACGTGCAGCGCTCCAGCCAGCGGCTGATCGATCGCGCCGAGCAGCTCGAGCACCGCACCGTTCCGCACGGCGCTCGCTTCCTGACCGCGGCGGTGGACGTGCAGGGCGGCAAGAATCGCCGCTTCGTGGTGCAGATCCACGGCTGGGGGCCGAATCGCGAGATGTGGGTGATCGACCGCTTCAACATCCGCGAGGACCGGGGGCCGGACAACGACCAGTCGCCGCGGCCGATCAGCCCCGCCACGCAGCCCGAGGACTGGGATCTGCTGACGCGCGACGTCCTGCACCGCACCTACAAGCTCGCCGATGGCAGTGGCCGGCGCATGCCGGTGGCAGCCATGGCCGTCGACACCGGCGGCGAGGGCGACGGGGCCGAATCGGTCACCAGTCAGGCCTATGAGTGGTACCGGCGGCTGGCGCTCGACGGCCTCCAGGGTCGCGTCTACCTGGTGAAGGGCGGCAGTAGCAAGACCGACAACCGGGTCCGCAAGACCTGGCCGGACAACACTGGGCGCAAGAACCGCAAATCCACGGCGCGCGGCGACGTGCCGCTCTACATCCTCGGCACCGACCTGCTCAAGGACACCGTCGCGGCGATGCTCGACCGCGAGAACCCCGGCGCCGGCTACATGCACACGCCGGCCTGGCTGGGGCGCTGGTGGTACGACGAGCTGACCTACGAGGTCCGCGACCCCGCCACCGGCAAGTGGAGCCGGCCTGGCAAGCGCCCCAACGAGGCGTTCGACCTCTGCGTCTACAACCTCGTGGTGTTCCTGTTGCTCAAGGCCGACCGCATCGACTGGGCGGCGCCGCCC